CGGTTCACGGGCCAAGGTGTCGGCGAGGCGGAGTGATTTGGATGCGGTGGTCATCGCTTCTAGGGCGAACTACCCCATCACTGTAGGCCATCGGCTACCCCTGGCGCCGAAAAGTTATAACTCTTCACATGTAACATTCCTTCGTTAATCACTATCAACTATCAACTAAAAAAAAGGGGGGGCCGTAGCCCCCTGGTGATTAGTCAACCGGGGTCAGTGCCCCATCAAGAATGTCAACCCAGGCGTGGGGGTAGACGTGCTCCCATAGGTAGCAAGCATGATCCGCGTCCGCGTAGGTCTCACACTCGACCAACACCTCCCAGGTGCCTTCGTCTGTCATGCGTCCGACTTTGTACATGGTGTCTCCGTGCTAGGTGGGTGGACTCCGTCATTCTAACCCAGGACGGGGTTGGGTTGCGATCTCAGGCGAGCACCATTGCGATCAGCTCAGCCTTGCGCGCCTTGCGCTTGGTGCCGGCCAGGCTGCGCAGCTGAGCGCAGGTCAGTGTCTCCAGGTCGGTGGCTAGGTCGGCCAGCGGATGCACCTGGGGCTGCAGCTTTGCCGCGAGCCTGATGGGCGCAGGCTTGACCGTGATTGGCGCGGCTGCAGGCTCAGCACCTGGCACCCACAAGCGGCGCCACATTGCGGCGAGCTGATCGTTGCGGGTGTGCACTGCGGTGCCGAGCTGGAAGCCCAGGTCGTAAGCCAGCTCAGCCAGTAGGCCCGTGCACGTGATCACCAGCGCGATGGCTGGCGCAACCACGCGTGCAGTGCGTTCGAGGTTCTGCGCGATCTGCGCAGTGGTGGGGACTGTGATGGTCATGGTGGTTCTCCGTACTAAGTGGATGCGCGGCTTCTATGGCCGCTTCCCTCACATTAGACCATCACCGGCCCATCCGGCCAGAATGTAGCAACTCTTCACATACAGCTTCTTTTTTTCCTGGTATGTAAACTTTTGTGACGAGCGGGCCAGATAGCAGCCGGAAAATTTCCCCCAAATTGACCTTTTTATTGAGCAGGTAGGGGGATAAATTTAACGTATTTAGTCACCCTAAAATCACTTATATCTAGATAATGTGTGTATAAAAATGCCTGTCTCTCCGCAGGACTACGCGCTCTGGTCTGACCTTACAGGCAACCCTTATCCGCAAACGCCTGCTGAGCGAATGGCGTTAGCCCCAGAGGTTTATAGTTTTACGCGGGATGTAAATCAAGGTAAGCGCCCACCTGGAGCAATCCGACGTGCAGTCGATGTTATCGGCAAGACTGCACTTGCTGCTGGTGCAATTGCGGGTGGCGTTTATCTTGCAAAGAACTTTGGCAATCTTGAACTTGACGATGAGCCTCATATTGGTACTCCTCCGCAACCGCAGGGCTTTGCTACCGCAAGTACGGATGTAACACCACCTACAACTTCTGATCGCTATGGGCAAGATATTGTTCCACATCAAACGGCCGTCATGGGCTTACTACGTGGCACGTCTCCCGAAAAACCTACTGTTGTTGATTCAGAAGAAAAACCAGCGACTCAAAGCCACGTAATTTCTTCAAGCCAGTCATTCGGTCCTGGCTCAGAGGTTGCTCAACTTGCTGCAAGCACTGTTCCGCATTCACCTGTTCGTGATCGTGCAGATGATTTAATTTCAGAGTACCTTGGTGGAGTTGCTGCCGAACAACGTGCTCAAAAACGGATTGATCAGTCTGTTGCTGAATACGGCGCTATGGTTGCAGGTAAAGCTGCACCTGTTCTTAAGCAAGTATTAAAAGAAGGTCGAGAAGAGGGTATTAGTCCAATTGGACGTAGTTCTGTTACTGCAGCAGAACGTTTCCGTGGAACGCCTGCTTATACTGCAATGATGCAGGCTGCAGGCGCAAGCATGGAGCCAGAAGAACTAGTCGACACACCTGGCACGACCCCTGCATTTACTGAAGTCCGCGCAACTCCTCAAACACGAATTGCGCCCATAACATCAGCTCCTACCTCTGCGCCTGCGCCCGCACCTACACGGGAAGTCGTGACTGCTGCTGTTCCTGCAGCCTTTTCGGCCCCGCCGCGCCGTTCCTCAGAATCTGAAGAAGCAGCTGCATTTGCCGCCAAGGCCCTCGCACTGCTGCCTAGAGCACAACGTGAAGCTCTTCTTAGTGGACAGGCTGATGCTCCAATTGTCACGCAGCAGCCAGAGGCTGTTCGTGTAGGCAAGCCGGTTAAAGTAAGGACAAACGAATTTCTCAGTGCCATGAGCCAAGATCAGGGTCCTCTTGCCAGTTACGAGATCAAGCCAGAACGGAGCAAGGCTATTTCGAGTCTGACCTTCTACCCTGGTGGGGAACTTGGTGTGGGAATGAAGAGTCGTGGTAAACCGGTCGAATACGCATACGCTACGTCTGATCCCTATCGCTTAGCGATGCGTGACTATGCTGATGCAGGATTCCCCGATGAGATGGGTAACATTGCTGGCATTGCTGCTAATAACGCTCTTGCTCACCAAATGGGGCTTCAGAAAGCAGTCGAGCGTGGTGGCACCATTCGGGAAAAGCGTCAACCTATTTATTCAGGTTTGATGAGCGACTCTGACATTGTTGCAGCCGGAATGGGTAAAGATGCCCGCGCTAAAGAACAAGCTGAACGTCACTTTGAAACCAGGCAAATCATGGCTGAGTTAGAACAACGCGCAGCCGATCGTCGCGCAGGCTTACTTTAAGTAAAGTAAAAACATAGTGACTTGGATTAAACGATGACTTTTTTAGAGCCCATTATTGCTAGCTTGATTGGGGCAGCTACTGTTGCAGTTGCTGTCTTTTTAAAAAAGAACTTGACAGTGCAAACTTTTTTAAAATACGGACCGATTATTAAAAAAGCTTACGACATTATCGATCCTGTCCTTGACCAAAACCTTAGCCGCTGGGACGGATCAAAGATCGATAAGGCATTTGAACTTTCAGTAGAATCTGTTGCTGACGGCAAGCTTTCTGCGGAAGAGATCAAGCATCTTGCTTTTGAAATGGCTAAGCACTGGTTACCCCAGAAAGCTGCCGATAAAGTCCGTGCGTTTCAGGCATCTTCTCCTGAGCTTCGGTCCGCTGCAATTGTTGCAGCTAAAGTAGATGCTATGAGTGCAAATTAAATCGAGCTGGAGTTAAATGCCTGGCGACAATTGGATTCAAGAAGCTGTCAGTAAGAACCCAGGCGCTTTTTCTCGTAAAGCAGAAGAGCGCGATATGAGTGCGTCTCAGTTTGCTTCAAAAGTTACAGCAAACCCAGACGAGTACTCTGATAAAACTGTCAAACAGGCCAACTTGGCAAAGACACTTGCAAAACTTCGTAATCGTCGCAACAAGTGATGTCAGCGCCACTATTCAGCTCGAATTCCACTAAGCCTTTCGATAAAGCTCTTCGAGAGGGTAAACGTCCGGATAGCGGCACCCTTGGAGTTTACCCAAGATCGGCGTTTGAGGATCCGAGGGACAATATGTGGCGTGCTCAGCTTTTGGATAATCCAAAAGTTCCTGATTTTTTTACACGCGCACAATTTGGCAATGAGAGTGCGGCCGAAGCTTACAATAGTCTTCGCGATCTAAGCGTAAATCCTTATTCGTCTTTTCAAAATCCTAATGTCAGGAATCAAGCGGATGATTTTCTCGACAAGTATGCTCTTGGTGTAGGGCGTATAATTGATCCTAAGACAGCGGTATTACCCGAAAATATTGCTCTTCGCTATGGAATTCAGTCGTCCGGCGATTATTTCATTGAAGATGCAAAAAAAGGTAACGCAAACATTTTTCCAAGCCGTGGCCCCGGAGTAGCTTAATGAATCCCGCAGCAGGTAAATTAGCGCAAGAGCTACTAAAAAAGTATGCGGCTGCGGTAATGTCTGGCGGTGGCGCCGGCGTTAAAACAGCACTTGAGAATAGCGCGAGACTCGGAACTATTGCTCAAGGTACTCCTGAGGCTGCTGCTGCAGCGCTCTCACAGTTACCAGGGGTTGGTAGAGCCGCTATGGGCCTGCCGTTAGGTATGGATGTTATTCAAGCGGGTGCACGAGCGCTGCCGGCTGTCGCTGGCGGTGCGACCACACTCGGACTTGGAGCTGGTTCTGTTATCGCATCTAACATGCTTGCTAATGCTGTAACTAACCCTGTAAAGCCGACTGCTTTCAGCACTCAACAATATACTCCAGGTCGTTCGCCACTTACAAATGAAATGGCGGCGGAAGCGATTTTAGATCAGCAACGTTTCATGCACCAGATGCAATTGATTGAAGCACGCAATGCTGCAGCTGCTGGTTCTGGGTCATTACAAAGTGGTACGTCGAGTAACTTTGATATGATGAAGATGGCAAATCAAGCCGCTAATCAAATGTTTACCACTCCTAATTACGCTTGATACGTTATGGCTGATCCTGGCTGGGGTATGGATTGGGGTGGTGCTGGAGGATGGGACCAGGAGCAATACGAAGGTGTCCCTGGTCTGTCTGAAGAACGCAGAGGTGGTGGATTTGGTGAGGCTCTTGTAAAAGGTCTTGATTTTCTGAACAGATACACTGAGAAAAATTTCGGTCAAAGCGGCAAATATACGCAAGCTGCTCAAGATGCAGCGCGGCGTCGTCGCGAAAGTAGTAGCCCCTACGGAACAAAAGAAGTATTTGATAACTTTGCTATTTACACTCCGCCACTGCCTCAAATGGGCACTCAAACAGCATCTGGTGGCAGCGGTAGTAGTGGTTTATTTGGTGACGTAGGCGGACTTGCTGGTGCCATCGGGACTGCGGCAGGCGTATTCGGTCCCCTTGGAGTACCGATTGGTATGGGCGTTGGCAAGCTTATCGATAGGTTTGCTTAATTTGATTTACAACCTATAAAATAAAAGACAAAGAGTAAAGAATTATGTTGCTGCCACTTATCGGCGCCGCCACTGGGGGCTACACAGCATATCAGAAAAGTGGTGGCAACCTGGGTGCTACCGCACTTGGAGCAGGTTTAGGTGCACTTGCCCCAGGAGCTTTTCGCATGGCAGGAACTGCCCTGGCAGGCACTCCTGTTGGCGCAGCCGGCTTGTCCGCGTTAAACCAAGCTTTAGGTAAAGTTGGAGTTGAGGCCACTGCCAAAGGAATTGGTAATATCGCTGCTCTTGGTGGTACGACACTTCTTGGTGGACTTCCTGGCTCTCTAGCAGCCTCTGCTGCTCCTGTTGCCTCACGAGGAGCTGGCGGCGCAGCTAATTTAGCTGTATCGGCGAGTCAGCCTGGTCAAGTAACTTATGATGCAGGTGCGGCTATTCCCACAACACCGTATCGCCAAACACCGTATGATTCACTCGCAGTTGCAGATCCTAGTGGTCAAATTGGCGCCGCGCGTCTTAACGAACTGTTGATGCAAGACGTTCAGCTCGCTGGCATTCGTAAACTGATGCCCGAACTGTTTAAATCCGCTGAAGCACGCTCTAAGACTGAGTTCCAACGTCAGATGGCTGCCGCTGGCATCCGACAGAACATTGCAACTGCTGCAAACATGTTAGAGCGTAGCCAACAAGCAGCACAGCAAATGGGTCAGACCGCTGCCCAGCAAATGGGTAACGCTCTTACCAGTCAGTATCAGTATTCGTAAGATGTCCAACCCCAACGCACCCTTCTACCAGTTGCCTAAAACTGGTACATTCTCATATCAACCGTTTGCCGTTGGGGCTGACTATAAGTTTCCAGATTATTTCAGCTCTGTCTTTAAACCGACGGAAGCTCAAATGCAAGCAAAAGGCGTAAATCTCACATCCGGTGGGAGGGATCAGCCTGCGTTTGAATACCAGTCAAAAAATGGTGCCGTGCCAGGTGTCGATCCAACTATTCAACAGTGGATTGATTTTACTCGCGCCATTTCTCCGATTCGGATGCAAGAACAGGCTCAAGCGGCCCAGCTTAGCCAGCAACTAACAGAGCAGCAGTTAGCTTCTGCATATCCATTTTTGAGTCAAGCTGCACGTGAGGCTACCGAGCGCAACTTACTGGCTAGTAAGGCCTATGCTGATTTTAAAGAGCGGCTTCCCTCCAACTTGCAAAATATTGCTGCATCTCAACAAGCACAGGCTGGTGCTGCCGCCTCAGGTGAAGCCGGAATGATTAACGCCTTGGCAAACTTGCAGAACGCGCAGAGGCGGATGAATTATCGTGGCAGCACTTTTGCCGTTGGTTGATTCATATCAGTAGCTGCACAAGCTGAAAAGCGCCGTACACATTCTGATCTTAAACAAAGTGCTGTTAGTGTGTTTACACAGCGCTAACACCTGGCCCTATTAGGTAACAACTCTATAATAGTTAAAACAGTCTAGAAGTATTTCTCATGGCAAAAGGAGGCGGCGGTAAAGGCGGTAGCAATAGGCAAGAAGCTCGTCAAGAGGCTAGGCAAGAAGCTCGCCAGCAGGCTAGACAAGAAGCTCGTCAAGAGGCTAGGCAAGAAGCTCGTCAAGAGGCTAGGCAAGAAGCTCGTCAAGAGGCTAGACAAGAAGCTCGCCAGCAGGCTAAACAAGAAGCTCGTCAAGAGGCTTCCGGCCGCATGGCTGGAAGTGCTATACAGCAAATCGTAGGAACTGGCAAAATTTCTGGTCAAGATATCCGAGATCTCCGTGATGCAGGGATTAGTAACCAAAGAATTGGAAACTTAATCGAGAATCGTGGGGCTGGTAATAATGCATCTACCGTAGCCAATCAATTTGGAATAAATATTCCAGGTAGTGGAATGAGCGGTGGGATGAGTGGTGGAGCAGCAGCAGGCGGTGGAGCAGCAGCAGGCGGCGGATCAGCAGGTGGTAACACTGTCACAAATATCCCAACTCAGAGTCTCGATTTACAAACACTTCTTTCTGCTCTTAATAGGCAGCAAAGCCAAGAAGATCTTCTTTTTGCAGCTGGCCTAGATAAACAAAATGCTGAATATTTTACTGGACAAAGTCTGCGCCAAATTGAAGCGCTTGGGGCAGAAAATCGCTTAACAGAAAGGGTTCAAGGCGAAGAACAGCGTGCTGGGTTTGCCGCACAAGGTGAGCAACAGCGTCTTGGGATTGCCGCCACTGGTGCAGAGGAACGTCAAACACAGCAAGAACGCTTTGCTGGCGAGGCAGGACTCATCGGCGCACGCGGACTTGAAGAACGCCTAGGCATTGAAACGACAGGAGCTCAGCAGCGCCTTACACAAGCTGATTTGTTAGCTGGGCAAAGAGAACAAATTATTGAAACAGGCGCTCAACAGCGTTTGGGAATTGAAGCTACTGGAGCACAAGAACGTCAGACGCAAACAGAACGCTTTGCAGGTGAAACAGGACTTATCGATGCACGTGGAGTTCAAGAACGTCTAGGCATTGAGACGACAGGAGCTCAGCAACGACAAACACAAGCTGAGTTATTAGCTGGGCAAAAAGAACAAATTATTGAAACAGGCGCTCAGCAGCGGGCCACTCAAGCTGAACTCCTTGCCGGGCAAGAACGGCAGATTGATTTAACAGGGGCACAAGAACGTCAAACACAGCAAGAACGCTTTGCTGGTGAGACAGGACTTATTGGCGCACGCGGGATTCAAGAACGTCTCGGAATCGAAACTACTGGGGCACAGCAACGACGAACACAAGCTGAGTTACTTGCCGGACAAGAACGGCAGATTGGTTTAACTGGACGAGAGCAACGCCTCGGAATTGAAGCCACTGGAGCACAAGAACGTCTTGGAATTGAAACGACAGGAGCTCAGCAACGACGAACACAAGCTGAGTTACTTGCCGGACAAGAACGGCAGATTGGTTTAACTGGAGCACAAGAACGTCAAACCCAGCAAGAACGCTTTGCAGGTGAAACAGGGCTTATCGGTGCACGTGGAGCACAAGAACGTCTCGGAATCGAAACTACTGGGGCACAGCAACGACGAACACAAGCTGAGTTACTTGCCGGACAAGAACGGCAGATTGGTTTAACTGGAGCACAAGAACGTCAAACCCAGCAAGAACGCTTTGCAGGTGAAACAGGGCTTATCGGTGCACGTGGAGCACAAGAACGTCTTGGAATTGAAACCACTGGTTTACAACAGCGTTTAGGTATTGAGGCTGCTGGTTTACAGGAACGTCAGACGCAAACAGAACGTTTTGCAGGTGAAACAGGACTTACTCGTATCCGAGGTGAAGAAGAGCGGCGTGGGATTGCAACTACCGGAGAACAACAACGCCGGACACAAGCCGATTTACTTGCAGGTCAAGAACGGCAGATTGGTTTAACCGGCGAACAGCAGCGTCTTGGGATTGCAGCTACAGGCCGTGAAGAAAGAGCTACACAGCAAGAACGTTTTGCAGGTGAAACAGGTTTAACTCGTGTTCGCGGTGAAGAAGAGCGTTTAGGCATTGCCACTACTGGACGAGAGCAGCGGGCCACTCAAGCTGAACTTCTTGCTGGACAAGAACGGCAAATTGGTCTAACTGGACGTGAAGAACGTTTAGGTATTGCAGCACGTGGACTTGAAGAGCGTTTAGGTATTGCTACTACAGGCCGAGAGCAGCGGGCCACTCAAGCTGAACTTCTTGCTGGACAAGAACGGCAAATTGGTCTAACTGGACGAGAGCAGCGGGCCACTCAAGCTGAACTTCTTGCTGGACAAGAACGGCAAATTGGTCTAACTGGACGAGAGCAACGGGCCACTCAAGCTGAACTTCTTGCTGGACAGGAACGGCAAATTGGTCTAACTGGACGTGAAGAACGTTTAGGTATTGCAGCACGTGGACTTGAAGAGCGTTTAGGTATTGCTACTACAGGCCGAGAGCAGCGGGCCACTCAAGCTGAACTTCTTGCTGGACAAGAACGGCAAATTGGTCTAACTGGACGAGAGCAGCGGGCCACTCAAGCTGAACTTCTTGCTGGACAAGAACGGCAAATTGGTCTAACTGGACGAGAGCAACGCCTCGGAATTGCAGCTACTGGCGCACAAGAACGTCAGACGCAAACAGAACGTTTTGCTGGTGAAACAGGACTTATTGGTGCACGCGGGATTCAAGAACGTCTCGGAATCGAAACTACTGGGGCACAGCAACGACGAACACAAGCTGAGTTACTTGCCGGACAAGAACGTCAAATTGGCTTGACTGGAGAGCAAGAGCGTGCGACACAGCGTGAACGCTTTGCCGGAGAAACAGGGCTCACTCGCGTCCGTGGCGAAGAAGAGCGTGCTGGAATTCGTGAAACCGGCAGTGAGCAGCGGCAAACCGGCTTGCAGCAAGAGATGTTCAGGCGCTATAAAGAAGAGCGTGATTATGAGCAGGCTCAGCGCCAGTACCGAGTATGATCTCGTGGCTTGAAACCCTAACCGATAAAGATCGGGAAGTTTTTCTTAACTTCTGTAAAAGGACAAACTCACCAGTTCAAATATACCTTTATGCCAGATTCCTTGGCTTTACAGGAGGCATTGTTGAGTGCGACGAGTGGGCAAACCGCAAGCATAAAAAACGCGATTTCAGTGCTCTATTAGAGGATGAGATCGATTCTATGCAGCAGGATATTTTAAAATTACGCGATGCCATCGACATGGGCATGGTGAAGCAAGATATGGGCACTGCCCGAATTGCTATGCTGCAGAAAGAATTACGTGGAACCATTAAACAACTGAGTGATGAGCGTGTCCTATTAGATAAACAAGGTTTGATTCTTGCTGGTGCCGATAGGGCTCTGCGTGAAATGTTATCGATTTTCCGTGATGATCCTATTGAAGGCCCGCTCACTGAAGCCTCTATGGGCGTTTGGACTAAAATCCTACAAGAAGAGTCGTAAGCTGAGTGCGCTAAGCTACGGCTTAGTGATGTTGAAAGGACGTGGCCGGAACAAGTCTTTATTCAGTTTATAGACGTACGGCGCGAGCAGCAGCTCAGAAGCGAGTAGTTAAACAAACTAGTAGCGTCGACATTGAGCGTGCACGTACGGATTTTGCTTATTTTTGTGATGTAGTCGGAGACAAGCCACCAGCAGCACATCACCTCGAGTGGCACAAACATCTATGCACTGATGAAGACTCGGTCTGCCTAAAAGGCATTGCTGGACCAAACATCGATATTCTGGCCCCTAGGGGGCCTTTGGCGGTTTCCATGCCGGTAGCCACGCCGCACGGGTGGCGCCCTATCGGAGAACTCGCTTTAGGAGACCTTGTTTTTGCAGAAGACGGTAGCTCGACTGAAATTATAGATATCCACGACTACGCAGAAAGTCCTACTTGGAACGTGATTTTTTCTGATGGTTCGTCTGTCGCTTGTGATGATCAGCATCTTTGGAAAGTCAGGAGAGTAGGTACAGATGAAAAAGGCACTTGGCGCTTGATGACGTTGAATGATATTAGAACACAAAAAACTACAGGACTGGAAGGTAATTGGAGGACTGGAGGAAAAAGAATTACAGAGGCCTGTGAAGAAGGTAGTGCCCCATGGTTGGATTCACGCGGGTGTGCGCGTTATCAAATCCCAATTACTGAGCCTGTCCAGTACCCTAAATCTGACTTACTTGCAGATCCATACTTGCTGGGGGTACTTATTGGGGATGGTGGACTGACAAAGAAATCAAGTGTTCTACTTACGTCAGCTGATAAAGATATTGTTGACCGCTGCGGCAATTCTCTCCCTCCTGACCACGAACTAGTTAGTGTTTTTGGTTCTAAATATGGGTACAAGATTGTCAAAACAAGTAGAGAAAAGAATAAGCCAAATAAAGTTTTAGACGCTTTGCGCACCCTCGGGTTACAAGGTAAAGGATCAATAGAGAAGTTCATTCCAGCAGAGTACAAGTTTGCTTGCGTCGAGGATCGTATTTCCCTTTTACAAGGATTACTAGATACAGATGGAACCGTAGGATCCAATCGTTCCGGAGGTGGAAAAATTTCATTTTGCAGCGCTTCCTACCAATTAATCCTCGACGTAGTGGAACTAGTCCAATCATTAGGCGGAGTTGCAACAATTAATGCACCGCAATACAATCAATACAATTCGCCAACAGGTGAGAAAATACGAACTACAAACCCTTCCTGGAAAGTAGGCATTAAACTTCCACCATCGATAAAGCCTTTTTACCTTCAACGGAAAGCTTTGTTGTACAAACCCTGCACAAAATATCTACCTTGTAGGTCTATTGTTGATATCAAACCTGCGTTACCAGAAAAAGTACGTTGTATAACCGTCGCACATGAGAAGCATACATTCCTGACAAAAGACTATATTGTCAGCAAGAACTCAGCAAAGTCGAGCGTCCTAGGTTTATTCACAGCCTGGACAATTGGCGTGCACGCGTTGCATAAAATGCCGTTGAAGATTCTTTATATTTCGTACACAATTGACGTTGCACGTCCAAAAAGTGCGGCGATCAAAAGAATTATCGAAGAGAGTAAAACTTATAACGAAATTTTTCCGATGGTTAAAATTGCCAAGGGGATTAACTCTAACGAGTATTGGAGCATTGATTGGAAATTTGCTGGGATTAAATCAACCGGTGAAGAAGAATTTACTGTTTGTTGCGCGGGTTTGAAAGGAGCTGTGACATCCAAGCGTTCACACCTCTGTATTATTGACGACATTTGTAAATCTGCTGACGAAATTAAAAATAGAGATATTCGAACAGCAATGGAAGATAACTGGAATTCAGTTATTGTTCCCACTATGTTTGAAGGTGGTCGCGCTATCTGCCTAGGTACGCGTTTTCGGCATGATGATATGCACGGAACCACCTTTATTCCGGCTAACGACTGGGTCCAACTGGTGCAGTCAGCGATTGTCGTTGATCAGGAAGGTGAAGAAATCTCCTATTGGCCCGACATGTGGTCTTTAGAGTATTTGCAAGATCGACGACGACAAGCACCAATTGCTTTTAGTTTCCAGTACCAGAACCAAATTGTACAAACTAGTGAGCTGTCACTCTCACCTGACTTAATTGTGAAGGGCACAATTGCAACACAATTTGATGCCATGGGGGTTGGTGTCGATCTTTCTGCTGGTGTTCGAGAACAGAATGATTACACTGCGTTCGTGATGGGTGGTCGCGTCAAAGATAAAATTCACATCATCGACTGTAAACGAATCCGCATTATGGGAAACTTAGAAAAGTTGGAAGCCCTTATGGAGATGATGGAGGAGTGGGGCGTCATCCATAAGGATGGCGGGCGATATTTTCCCACTGGAAGCAACATCGACATCTGGTCAGAGGCTGTTGCCTACCAAGCCTCTCTAGAAGCTGATTTTAAACGAATCTGTCTTGGTGACCACGGACTTTATAATATGCACTGGCACGCGGTCAAAGGTTTTCGGGGCGATAAGGTTGCACGCTTCCGTGGCATTATGGGCTTGTTCGAGCAGCGTAAGTTAATTTTCAATAAGTATCGACGGTTCGGGCCGTTAACAGATGAAATCATTAATTTTGGTGTTAGCTCCCATGATGACACAGTCGACGCATTGGTATGGCTTTGCAACGGTCTGATGACACGTGGCAAATTAGAGCTGGAGTTTTAACTCTGGATATGAACAGAGATAAAGTATTTTGGATCTAAACTAAAAAGGTCCTATTCCCAATGTCCACCAGCTATTACACCTTAGAGCTTGAGCAGGATGCCTACGGCTCTGCCGTCATTCCTCTGCCTGACGAACTGTGTCACGACATGGCGCTCCAACCTAATGAGCGATTCGAAGTCGAAGTGGAGGATGACACCATCACGCTCAAACGCGTTGCTGCTGGCTACGATATTGAACAATAAGCTGAATTTCCCAATTGACCATGAGCGATAGTAAAAACGTTCTAGATTCTATGCTCAAGGCGGTCATTTCCCGCGATGGTAGCGATCAAACCGATACTATGCTGGTGAATGCCCACCTCTCCCAAATGAAGATGTTTGGGGTGCGTCAGGGTGTTGAGTTCTACCCAGCCCAAGACAACTTGGGCACACAGCGATTTGATTTTATTCAGCAGGTCATCAAGTTTAATAAACTGGATGCTCGTCTGGATTCGATCTGGGATCGCTTTCTGGCCTACGGTAAAGGTCTTTTTTATATTCGACCGACTAAGAAAACATATCGACTCTACTGGTTCGATAAAGATGCGTATCGAACTTACTACTCCACAGAGGGAGATTTAGAAGAAGTCATCATTATTTATCCGTACAAAGTAAAGTCTACGAAAGGCTTTCAAGGTGTTGGTTTAAGTACGGATAAACGTTATATGCGTCTTCGTATTACGGCGACTGAAATTGAAGAGTTCCACAGCGAACAAGAAATTTCTTTCGACATGCCGTCACTGGAAGCTGGCGCCTTCGAAAAGAAGACCGTTGTCAACAGCATGGAATTTATTCCATGTGTGGAAGTATTTAACAATCCAGATGCTTTTGGCACCGAAGGTAGCGGTGAATTTGATTGGATGGCTAACCAGATCATCGCTCACGATGAAATGGTTAAAAACATCCGAGCAAACCTTTCATTTTTCGGCAATCCCACATTACTCTCTTCCAGGCCAAAACAGGATATTGTCGAGAGCAACGACACCGACATAGCACAGCGCCCCAGTATTTCCAGTCAGTCTGGATTCCAGTCTGAGTTTTTCTTATCCAGCTCAACCTTCAAACAGGATAACGTTACACGGCAGCCTCCTGGGTATATCGGAAAGCCTGGCTCCGGCATGCGTGTGCCTCGAGTCATCGCGAACCTGGAGCCCACAGATCGTGTCGGTTTTATCACTCCAAACGCAGTTAGCACAGATCAGGCGCGATATGCAGAACAGCTTCGTAGTGAAATCCGCTTAGCACTTGGTGGTATTGATGATTTAAGCATCACCAACGTAACTGCAACCGAGATCAAATCGGCTTATGGACGTGTCAGTGCTACAGCCAAGAAGAAGTGCTTGATGCTTTATACGTACGGCATTTGTCGTTGCTTCGAGTTAATGATCTTCCAGGAAGAGCAGATCTTCCGCAAATCATTAGCCTACTCACTGGGCATCAAATATCCAGTTCCTCCTGAAGATACGGAAGATGTGGCTGCTGTAACTAAATACGAAAAGCAGTTGGTGACCTATGAGAAGAAGCTCCAAAAAGCTCTAGATGCTGTCATTGAAAACCGCGAGATTCCCAGTGGTGTTTTAGGACTTGCTCCAGACGGGGATCGCGCTGTTATGTGGCGTTGGATGGGACCTGTATATGAAGATACGGCACAAGATAAACTTAACCAATCTATCTTTACGAGGAACCTACAGGAATTAGGGGTTGATAGCATTGAAGCACTGAAGTATTTATTCCCTTCTAAAACGGATGATGAAATCGCGGGGATGCTCTCCGGTTTCCCATTCCGAATGGTAGGGGAAGTACAGAGGGCCTACTCAGCATTTATTGATCTAATCAATCAAGAAATGCGAACACCACATCCGCAGCAACCGAATTTACCGATGGCTGCGGATCCGAGATTAGATCTCACTCCCTTCCTTTACCGAACACTCGAAAGCCTACAAAAAGAGGTAACTTATGCAGGCCGATACCGCAATGCCGACCCAATCGGCACCCCAAGCATCCCCGATCCAGCCGAGCAGCTACGGGGCTCCGGTGGCGCAGACGGCGGCACAAGCGCCAACGGTTTCAACGACGTCCCAATGGGTGGCGCCCTACCAGCAAGCGGTGGCCCCAGCCCCGCAAATGCAGGCCCAGATGGGGGTCAATCCGTACCTGTCAACCCCTACAGCGTCATACCCCCAAGCGTACCAGGCAACTCCACAAGCGGAGAACCCTTACAAGGAGGCGTTCAACAAGGTGGTGGGGCTCCTGAGTTCGCCCGTCCAATTCCCGTTCCAGGGTCAACAGTACAGTCAGAACCAGGCCTACGACCAGGCCAATTACGCTTCCCAACAGGGTCTCCAGTACAACAATTTGGCGACGGAGACCTATACGCCTTCGAACAACAGCAACCAGGCGTATTACAACGACTATTCCCAAACTTCTCCGGTAATAACGGAGGAAATGCTGCTGGACAACGGGGTAAGCGAGCAAAGTCTTGATGTCATCAACCACTTCGGTGCTGATGCTCCTGCTCTCCTGAACCAGTACGCTTGTTCTGTAGAAGACACGCTGCTCGCTACCAATGCGCAGCTTCAAGAGGCCATCGGTCTGCTTCAGGAGCTCTCTCATGAGCATCGCGCTTATGAGGCTATCCTGACTGATCCAGATATCCTGGCCGATTACACCTGCGAATTCTTTGGCGAGAATGGTCCTTATCCAATTCCCGATTCAGAAATTGGTTACGGTCGTCCCCAGGGTCAGGCGGTTGGTACTCAATATCAGCGTCCGACTGCTCCTGAGCGCCCTGAGATGCCGGTTCCTCCTCAGCCCCAGATGCAAGGCAATCCCGCCGCCTTCTGGAATAATTTTGGAGCCCTGGCTGAGCGGGATCCCGCCAACGCCTGGCGTTATCTGAACTCTGCACAACAGAACCCTGAAGTGTTCCGCCAGAAAATGCTGGTGATGGAGTGATACTTGTAGTTCTAATAAACGACGTTTATTAGGAAAATAAGTAGCTGTAAAATAAGGGGTAGCGATGCTACCTCTTTTTATTTAGCGGATTTTATTATGGCAGTCCAAAAGAGTAGTGCCAGAGCACGAGCTGAGCAATTTTTGATTAATGTCGGAACCGCAGGTGGGCCGGTCGGATCAGATGCTCTGTATACTTTTGGCGCTGCTAACTTAGCCTCTCAAGTGCAGTCTGGCAGAGTTGACCAGTATGCAGCAATGCGTGACGCTACCGCCGGTCGTGTGATTGGCACGACAAATGCACCCGCACCTGCGATGCCTCGAGACCTCGATAGTGCTTACTTGAAGTTAAATCTTCCAGGATCTCCGTTACCGGGCAATGCGTTGCTTTCGGCTCAAAATCAAAGTGCTGCTGAAGTGACGCAGAATAATATCCTCACAAATGAGCAATATGCACGTTTGCAGGGAATGCCAGCGCTTGGAATGTTATCTATGGGTTTGTTAGCCGCCAACAACTCTAAAAAAGGTTAAAGTAATGAAAAAAGAAAAAGCCGTTAAAAAAGCTAAGGCGCGTAAACAGCAAGCTGGGGCACGCACTCTTGAGCTTGAGGCTGCTCTTCAGATGGCGCAAGCGCAACTAATTGATCCTGAAATCCAAGCAGAACGAGTGGATATGCAGCCAGCAGATGGCTACGTCAATCCATATCGTGCACTTGGTTACATGGCTCCAATGGCTTATTCCCCTGGCAACATGATCAGTGGCTATAACTTTGGTCAGATGGTGAATCCGGAAGCTTAATAATCCGGATTGATAAAGTCTTGCTATAATTTTCTTAATGGAACCAACAGTTCCAGAGTTAACAGCTTTGGCTGTTGAGTTTGAGGCTTACCGTCTCAGGTATCAGCTTACTCTACGCTGAGAAACCAACATGTTTATTGATAACGATTTTCCCAAGCTGTTGGGTGCGGAGCTGTACCGCCCCCATCCAGCTTATATCGTGGAAATGGCTTGCGAGCCTGTTGTTGTCCACGACTTCACCAAACAGCCGGGTCAAACCGTTCAACTTGACCGCTATCGTTTCTGGGGTAGCCCTGGAACGAAGACTAGCCGTGAGCGTACCCAGGATCAAACCATCGGTACTGCTAATAGCCGGTCTATCGTAAAAGATAAGGTGCTGGTGTCTCTGCGTGAGTACACCGGTCCCGCTGACCCGAACAATACTAACCTCCCGAGCACTTTCAAGATTGCCCGTGAGACGCTGATGACCGCTCAGCGCCTGCTGTTGGACACCGGGAACCTTAATATGTTCCACCAGTCCATCGGTTCGCTGACCCTCCTGGACGACTATCGCCGCTGGCGCGACCGTGTGTTCCTGGACGAGCTGTTCAAGGCTGAGTCTCGCGGCGCTGCTTCTGATAGCCAGGGTGGTTACTACTACCCCAACGGTAAGACCAAATCTTCCGCTACTGCTCTCAACAACTACACCGCTACCGAATACGCTTCTGAGCGGTTCAAGTTCAACGTCAAGACCGACCTTCTTGAGGTTGTGAAGCAGCTGCGTAAGCGTAACACCCCCGTGTTCGCTGACGGCTATTACCGTTGTATCGCCGATCCCTCTTTCATGAAGGATCTGCGTGCTGACCAGGGCTTCCGCGAAGTGGCCCGCTATCCTGGCACTGGTGTTCCTAATCCCCTGATGGGAATGATGGCCCCCAACGCTGCTCTGTACGGTGGCGGTCAGTTCGGTCAAGCTCAGTTCGTGGCTGGCGAACCCGTCATGCCTTCCGGCTTCGTGTTTGAAGGTGTGCGTTTCTTCGAATCCACCAACTTCCCCGACAAGAGTATCTCCGTCGACATCGGCAGTGGCGGCGGCTCTGCAACTCGTACTACTCCTGCTGGTCTGTTCTTCGGTCCTCAGGCTGTCGGTGTAGGTATTGGCGGTCCCAATGCTCAGGTTCTTATCAACAATAACGACGATTTCAGCCGCTTTATTATTTTAATTTGGCAGCTGTACGCCGGTTTTGCTAACCTGAATAAGGACTTCATTACCACTGCCTTCACCATCGTTGAGTGATAAAGGAGGTACCTAACTAATGGCTGCTTACAAAGAAGAAGCCGGTGCAATCCTGCAACCCGGTAACCAAATCAACCGCCTGTCCTCCTATAACACCGAAGGTGTTTATGCTTGGCCCGGCGTAGAAGCTTTTGAGCTGATTGGCTACGTCAAGATTGATAACCTTGCCGCAGACAAAGCTTCCTTTAAGAGCTTCGACATTATTGTTCCCTCGCCTGATCGTCGTCCTGATGACCGGGTGCGCGACAACCGCACCTCCCTGGTGGTGCAAGCCTCCTCTGCTCGTCCTGCTTATGTTTACGGCGCTTCTATCGCCGTGGCTCAGGACCTGCCCGCTGGTGGTCTGGCTGGTTTCCCTGCCTCCCCTGTTACCGCTGACATCGGTGGTACTTCTACCGAAGGTCTGCTGCTTGGCCCTAACAACGCTGGTGCTCCTTTCGGCGTGCCTTCGACTCAAGCCGACGGCCTTGCTGCTGCTAGCGCCATTGTGAGCGCTACTAGCTCGCTGTTTGCCCAGGGTCTGAGTGACACCACTGTTGCTGACCTGCCGTTCTGGACTGCTGTTACCACTGCTGGTATCGATGATCAGGACGCTGCTAACTCGATGTTCTATAAGGTCACTGCGGACACCACTTTCAAGGTGTTCAACGTGAACGGTGTGACCTCCACTACCGTGGATGGCGACGGTGTGTTCATTAGCTCCACCGATAAGGATGCTGGCAAGGCTGGCTACCTGGTGTGCCGTGTGAACTACCTCCGTCCTGCCGCTGCGGCCGCTTGGGAGTCCATCAACGAGTACATCGACTTCGTCTCGCAGGTGGGCGGAGACGACATCTGATCGTAACTCCAAGATGCAACGAACGGACCTTTCGGGGTCCGTTTTTTGTGTCTAGGCATCTAGGATTTATTTTGATAAGCTAAGCGAAGGTTCAACTAACAAAAATGCTGTATCAATACCGCCTGACTGGGGGTCTTGTAGAGATGATCTCCAAACATGGTGAAGACATTGTGATGTGCATCGACTCGCAAGATGAGGTTTTATACGTCAATGAAGCTGATTTGACGCCACATCTGGAGGCTACCAATGAAAAGATTCGCACCGAAGAGCGCCTGACCGTTCAACTTGAATCGGAAGGGGTCAAGCCGCCGAAACCGACCCAACGGGAAACGTTCCCTCTTGATACGCGTATCAATATCAATACTGCAAGCGCTCGACAGATTGCTGACGCGCTTCCTGGAGTTGGACTTAAAACAGCGCGTGATATCAAAGATTTACAACTTTCTCTCCCTGGCGAGAAATTCACTCGATTGGATCAACTAAAATCAATCAAGCGAATTGACTGGGACGAAATGTTCAAAGATAGCCTGGTCCGGGTTGAGTGATAATTTGCGCGTGCTAGTGTGTTATTGGGTATAACTAGAGAGTTGTATCCAATAACGCATTTCTTTTGAGTAATGCAACTCGATAACTTCCTCAAGTCTAAAGTTCGCTGGCACCTTGGTTATAACACCACGTCTATTCCGGCAGGTGACTTAGCGCGTCTTGAAGAAGCTGTCAACAACATCCCAGATTCTTTCTGGTATTCGAAAATTGTCGAACAAGTCAGTCGGTGCGACGAAGCTGAAAAGCGCACTGACATGACTGGAAGTGTGAACAACAATACTGTTCCCAGGAGTCGTATCGAAAGCATAGCCGGTGACGTCGATCGTACGATTGCAACCTCTGATTTTAGAGACACGCTGAAAACCTGGACGGCAATTTACCTATACGAGACGGATCGATTAGCCCTACATTTGTATGTTCCGAATTACCGAAACCCCGAGCAAGCCCGGTATCGGTTTAATCGCGAAGGTGCTGAATTTATTCAAGCCCTTCCAGGCCCTGCCGACGTCGCTGTTGGCACTCGCCTTATGCTCTCAAACGATTTCCGTTAACGCCAAGCAGTCTAGTTCTGTCATGTCGCAGCTAAATCCACAGCAAATTGCGGACCTGTTAAAACAACAAGGATTCCCGCAGGACAAGATACCGACGATGACTGCCATTGCAATGGCGGAATCAGGAGGACGCACGCAGGCATTCAATCCCGAAGGACTTGACAAATCTTATGGATTGTTTCAAGTCAACATGCACGGTGGACTTGGACCTGCACGGATGAAGCAGTTTGGCCTTCAAAAAGAGAGCCAGTTATTTGACCCAACAACTAACGTCAAAGCTGCTAAACAAATTTTAGGTAGTCAAGGTCTTGGCGCTTGGTCAGTTTATAAAAGCGGCAAGTACAAAGAATTTTTACCCCAAGCACAGCAAGCCGCGCAGGCTACACAAGCTACGCCGCAGCAACCACAGCAACAACCACAAGATGTAGCAGCTGCACCAGGTGGCCGCACTTTTATTTTGTTTGGAGGCATGCAGCCACAGGTCGACCCCAAAGAGAATTTAGATCGATTCATTTTAAAGACTATTTTTAATCCAGATACACCAAAAATAGATGCAGGTCTGAATTCTCTTGCTCTACTAAGTAAAGCTTTTGGTTTAGACCAAGTACCGCAATATTAACTACGTACTATGGCGAAAACAGCAGCACAAGACTACTTGGACGTCGGCCGTATTGCCACCACTGCGGAAGATATTTATCCGACTACAGGAGCGCACCTGGATGTGCGGGTTCTGAAAGACGGACAATATATTGACCCAGGTACAATTCGCTCGCTTTTAACTCGCCTAAAAGTAGATAAAGACCGTGAAGCTTTGTGGCAACAACAAGGCGAACAATGGAATCCTGCGTATCCAATCACTTCTGGCTATGGTAAACGTGTCGCACCCACCAAGGGTGCATCGACGTTTCACTTGGGCCAGGATTATGGTATTGGCGCAGGAGTACCTTTAGCCTGGGAAGGTCCAGGAACATTCACTCCTGGTCGTGGTTATGGCAGCATCAAAACAACTGATGCTCAGGGCACTCCATATGAGATTCGTCTTCTTCATACTGTCGGGGGTAAGCAAGGAGAACAGGCTGCAATGCAGCCACAAGCTGTGCAACCTCCCACACAACAACAACCAAAACAGGGAGACACTTATATCATTCTCCCTGGCATTGGAGAAACTCAAAAACAAGGTGGTGATGATTTTCTGGCCGCGTATGCAAAACAGCTAATGTCTGGAGAGACACCGCAAATTAGATCGTCAATTAATCCATTGCAGCTTTTAATGGGTGCATTTAACCAGACTCCGAATTATTTAGCGTAATGCGTTTCGCTGCTGTTCCCGGTTATTCGCCCTCTTTCCCTGTTACGTACGAGAATATGTACAGGGATTACAGCTTGACGACTTCAGGTTTTAGTGACCCTTTCAACAACAAACGTAAGGAGCAGCACAGCAAGTGTGATTTTGTTGTTGCGTATAATGGAGAAGATGATCCTAGGTTCCAGTTGAACAATCCTGCTTACATGCGTGAGGTGGCGCGTAGCAGGGTAGACAATATTCCACCTGTCATTTTAAATAAACAGCCTTCGCAAGGTTTCTAATGAGCTACACCAAACCAGAATTACGCGAAAATCTCAAAGATCGGATTATGGCGGGCTCAAAAGGTGGCAAGCCTGGCCAGTGGTCAGCGCGTAAAGCCCAACTTCTAGCACAAGCTTACAAAAGTAAAGGTGGTGGTTATTCCGGCGGTAAGACGGAATCACAAAAATCTTTAGACCGCTGGGGAGAGCAGAAGTGGATGACTCGTAAAGAATACGAGAAAGGTAAAGGTTAGACTGTTTCCATAGGTGTTATCAACGTGGAATTCTTGGCTCTGGAAGACAACCCAAAAACAACTATTCTGCTCAACAGAAAAGTAACAGAAGTTGGTGGGGCTTGTCCACGTTCTACAACTGATATTAAAGAAAATATCAAAAATAGAAACTGGACTATTCAGAATTTTGCTTACGGTCCTTTAAATCCAGATGTACCTGATCCGGGCTTCTGGGAAAAGAAGGCTGAACTTTGGAACAGTGATCTTGATACTGTGCAAACAGCTCGTTGTTGTAATTGCGCGGCTTTTGATCAATCCGATAAAATTCTATCTTGCATCATTGAAGGTATCAATGAGCAGGGCGCAGCAGATCCTTACGATGTACAATGCCGAGCTGATTTAGGCTACTGTCAGCTATTTAAATTTAAGTGTGCAGGCTCCCGCAGCTGCGATGCTTGGCTGCATGGCGGGCCAATTCAGTAGTTCGATGAACGACAAAGCAATCGAGCCCGGACAGAAGAGCACCGAACGCTACTTGCCAAAAGAAGCGTGGGCGAGGTTGAGTCCCGAGGAACGTAAGCGTACAGATGAAAAGAAGCAACGGGCTTCTCGAACAGGTCGTCAGTTTGTACCGAATACAGAACGTGCAAGCAAAGCACGCCGTGCCGTCGAATTAGCTTCTAGGAGAAAGAACAATGGCTAGACGCGCTGGAGAAAAAATGGGCTATACACTTGGTCTCACCACTAAACGCGAGCCATATGAGTTTCCGCTCCGGACTAATGCTGAGGATTTTCAGTCGATGCTGGCTACCGAAGGTGGTTACTACGCAATAGGTAGTCGATTACCACGTAGAGATTCCGGTCGTTCCCGCCTCGCTGGCGAAGCCTTTAATGTGGATTTAAACAATCTTGCTGAGGCACCAGTTCTTGAAGATCCCTACGCAGCTGGTGGTGAGGTAGATGATCTCCAAGAAAGCTTGTATTAGATAGCTTAGGCACGTATTAGAATATACCTATACGTTTTTTCAGTACTCAATACGATGCCTGCTAAAGGTAAGATGCCTCCCGAGCTGCTGGCCCATTTTAAGAAAAAAGGCGGCCAAGAGTCTGAAAAGGAATCTGATAAAAAATCTGATAAGGAACCTACTGACAAAGAGCGTCGCAAAGAGGCTGTGAAAAAAGCGCGGATGCGGATGGAGAAAAAGAAGGCATCCTGATTAAGGTTGTCTGCATTAGAATTTACCCAACAAAACGCATCGTACAGGGAGAGTAGCGTCAATTGTCATCGTCTAGCTCAAACAAGCAGCCGCTTCTCGTTGATCGTCCGGCGACTACTTCTAGCTTAGTTACTGTGGCTTCAGGCCAAGCGTTTTCAACTAGCTTAGTACCGACTGCGGTTGGAAATGCGACCAAAATTTTTGACGTGGACTCTGCACAGACAGATACGTCGATTAGTGGTGCGTATATTGATGAGATTTGGTTCCAGTATTCAAAACGTAATACCGAGTTTATTGACGCAACTTCTGCGGTTACGGGCACTTACTCAGCTAACAGCACCAATGTTGTTGTCACTATTAGTGGTGGCCATAATGTTCAGGTTGGACAGCAGGTTTATCTGAACTTTACTTCGTACAGCAGCGGAACCACTCCAATTGACCAGGCCGTCAATGTCACTGCAGTAACACCAACCACGTTCACTGGCACCATCCCAAGCGTCTCTGGACCAATTACAGGTAATGTTGAGTGCAGACTGCCTTTAGATTTTTGTATCTACTTGGTTGAAACTGGGTCAGTCACAAACACCAATCAATTTTTCCCCCTGTTTACCGTTAGCATTCCAGCTACTTACGAATATCAGTATTACAGTCTTACTGAATATGATGTTCTGCCTTTGATTAACCATCCAACCGTACAGGCTGGTTCAAATTTTTTCACAGCTAATAGCGCAACTGCACCTAAAATTCGTGGCATGATGCTGAAGCGTGGACAGGCACTATATGCTGCTTATAGTGGGACGACTGCACTCACTAACGGATTTTATGTCACTGCGCAAGGCGGTTACTATTGATCGTTAAAAATGCCCTTTGGTGTAGGCGGATTCTCTAGATCAAAGGGCAGCCCTTTTAGTGGGAAGCTCGATAAGAAATTTTCTAGTCTCACAAAATTTAACGGAACAGATAAGAGAGCGGAAATTAAGAATCCGTTTGACCCATCACTTTCTCCGGAAATTGAAAGTGAAGTGCGGTTTTACAACCACGATTCACTGTGGGCTCGATGGCGTCGTGGCTATGAACTTTATTCAATCACACAAAGCGCTTTAGGCTCAAGTGATATCGAGCGGCCTGTTAGAGGTGACTACCGGCTTTATTTTTCTTTTCAGCAATATCCAGGAGTTTTTGTTCCGGCACGTTTATTCACGTATCCCTCAACAAATCAAGACATTGGAGAGCAACTTGTTGGTATGCGAGATACCAATTCGTTCACTTTCTATGATTATGGGCTTCCAATTCTTGGTGTACGTTATGTAGGTGCTTCAGTAGAAGCAGTATACACTCAAAGTGGAACTGTAATTACTGTTACCAAGGCTGACCACGGTTTATTTCCTGGGGATAGCGTTTATTTAGCATTTTCATCGGGTACTGCTGTAAATAATACGCTCACAATTACCGAAAAAACACAAAATACCTTTACAGTTACTGCTGGAACACCGTTAACAACAAGCGGAAACGTTGCTTACGCCATTTCAACAGCATTTACAGACTCGCGCTGGCGCTTTATTCGAGTTGCGTTAAGGTTCTTACCGACCGAGACGGCATTATTACCAGGTGAACGGATGACTGATCGTGTAATTGAACGCGATCCGGGCATCACTGCTACTTATAGCCGCACAGGGTCAACTGTAACCGTCACATGCACTTTAGATCATGGTCTCTCCACTGGAAATACAATTTATTTAGACATTGGAACAGGACTTGTGTCCTCTGGACGCTACGAAGTGACTGTTACCAGTGCAACTGTATTTGAAATTACTACAATCACGAGTGGCTCAACTTTAGGGAACGCTACAGTTAACCGTCTTCTCCGTGGATTTAATTATTTAGATTATGTAGGTTATACGGTCACCGGATCGGACGCTACTACAAATGAATTAATTTTTCAAAGAGACGATAGTTACGCAGCAAAAACTACAAATGGAATTACGGCAACAGTTGTTCCTGCGCACAGAGGATTTCAAGTCGGCAGATATCTAACAACTGAATTACGTTGGCAATGTTCTTGCGAAGACTTCAGTAAACGAGATAATTACAACTTATATAGCCAACTTAGGCAGCGTAGGTTTCCTCAAACACAATTAGCAAATTTAAAACCAGGTCTTATCTTAAATTCTGACGGCACTTTTACCGAAACTCGGGATTCACCTGGTGTTTTCCAAGATATTGGATATACAACGATAAACAACTTTTACGAACTACCTGAATACGAGGATATTGAGCGGTTTTCGTTCCAGAATCTACTTTATTATCAGATGCGGTGGTGTAAACACATTTACGCTTCGATGTGGGCGCTAATTCATGATGAAGGTGGCGGCACTATTTCAATTAACGCCCGGTACGAGCAATCTGGACCAAATATTACAGTTACAGCACCCAATCATGGCCTTTTGGCTAACAGACGTATCCAGCTAGATTTTACAAGTGGTAACGCAATTGCGGGAGAGTACACAATAACAAGTGTCCCAACTAAAGACACTTTTACAATTGTCTATCCCTTTGCTGATACAACATCAGGGTACTGCACGGTATCTAATTTAAAACCACACGAATATGTAAATACTTGGTTGTTAGAACCCAGTGATCAACCTGTGGGAACTGGATTAGAGACATTCTACAAAAATTTTGATCGTGAGAGTCAACGTTTGAAAGAAGTGACCGAGCGTTATGTTTTTGATTCGCAAAATCTAGGCTGGGCTGGAAGCCAAGTAATTACTGGTGCAGGCAATAACCCAGAGCAAGCTGCAAACTTCGGTCCAGCACTAACAACAATGGTATTAACTGACAATATTCGCCGCAATGGGGAAGGCAAATTAAGTCGGATAGGTATTGTAGCAAATAGTACAAACCGTTTTACGGGTTTAGTTAATAAGTTATTTAATCTAGATCCTAAAATTATTCAGGAAGCTAAATTTGGTTTTCTTGATAAGCCCTTAAGTGAATATACTAGTGAATTTGAGTTTGGATTTGTTGACGGTGGTGAGTACCGCAACGGCGTCCCACTCGAGAATGTAGATACACTTGTCCAAATTGAGGCAGAAACGTACAGTCCTGTAACAGCCTTGGATACAATAGTCGATGCAAGCCTTTACATCAATAGTTAACGATGGCTGTTCAGATTCTTTCGAGACGTTCATCTATTGCCTTCGACAGGCCTTTTCCGATTCGCCTAGGGAATGCAGAACTAGCAATTAATTTCAATTCTTCTGATCCTGGTCTTTATTTTGCGGATAACATAGCGGCGCCCTCCACAAATTTAATAAAAGTTGGGCCTACTTTTATTGGCGCTACAGCGCCTAATACTCCAGCTACCGGCTTTAACTTATTCAGTAAAGGCGAATCTTGGCTAGATACATCAAGTACACACATTCAAAAACTGTATGATGGGAGTACGTGGCAAACACCAAAAGCTGTTTCTTCTATTGGTAACGGCAAGCCGGTTAACCCTGTTGACGGCCAACTTCATTACGATAAGCTGATCCCTGGACTTTTTATATATGACTTAACGACGGCTTCTTGGCTTGCTACTTAATTAGCGACCGTGATTTAAGATGTGATCCAGTATACGATCTAATTTTAAATGTACAGCTTGCACCTCGCGCAGGAAATCTTCTTTAAGTACATAGTTCTGTATTACACGGTCTTGTAAACTGTCAATTTCTCGTTCTAAATTGCCAAAACGTGTTTCTATCTTTTTATTGAAGTTTGACAACGCTCTTGACAGGCCAGCAAAAGCGCCTGCGCTTCCGGATAATACAGCTACAATCAGTTCTGGAGTCACTGGCACATTTTAACTTCTTCTTCTATTTTAAGGTAAAAAAGCACTACAATTCAAACTTGTTCTGTTTGATGATGAAATTTGTACATGTAATAGGAGCCTAAAGCAGTAAGTGTGAATAGTGAGATTCGGCCGGTCAGCACGATGGCAAATTTGATAGAACAGCCTAGTTTTCAGGGTAAAGTACCTAATAGATGGGAAAATATGCAGCGCGGCCTAAAAATCCAGTGAGGGTTTAGGCGTAGAATATGTAAATAGTTAAAGCAGTTATGGCTACACAAGTACAGTTTCGCCGTGGTACTACAGCTGATATCTCCACATTTATAGGTGCTGACGGAGAAGTTGTTGTTGACACTACAAAAAAAACTTGCGTTGTTAATGACGGTGTTCAGATAGCCGGTTATCCACTGCTGCGTGAAGATGGGTCTAACAGCGCTCTGAATGTGGGTAGTTTATCTAGTTGCGCGTTGAAATTTATTAATGATCCTAATACAGGTATTATTAGTCCTGGAGCAGATCAGATTGCGTTAGTTACAGGAGGAGCTTCCCGGCTTAGTGTCGATTCTTCGGGTTCTGTAACAATCCCAGGCAATTTGCTAGTCTCTGGTGCTTTTACCGGCTCCATTACTTTTGATAATGGTAGTGCTGCGGTTCCGGCGCTCCGTTTTACTAATGATCCAGACACAGGAATATACTTAGCTGGTACAAATCAAGTGGCCATCAGCACTGGTGGTACACAACGGCTGACTACAACCACAACAGAAGTCACATCAACGTTACCTGTAATTCATCCACTTGGAGCCGCAGCTACTCCAAGTCTTACTTTTACCGGCGATACCAACACCGGCATCTACTCCCCCGGCGCAGACCAGGTGGCCATCAGCACTGGTGGTACACAACGGCTGACTACAACCACAACAGGAGTCACATCAACGTTACCTGTAATTCATCCACTTGGAGCCGCAGCTACTCCAAGTCTTACTTTTACCGGCGATAC